GTACCTAGTGTGACGGTTTAACAACTGTCCATTCGTTACCCCATTCGTATGGGTGGGGTATTATAATAATAGTATAAGCAAATTAATTCCCTTTCCCAAATGAATCCAACAGACAGAGTAATCAAAAGAATCTTAGAAGTTGACAACTTTCAGAACATGGCATGTGTATGCGACGACTTCGCAGACTTCGTAACAGAAATCCTTGAGTGGGGTGTCGATCACATCGCAGGAGTTGATTTCTTTGATTCTTATAAGTCATACAGAGACTTTACATTCAATCCTGAGTTAAACATCAAACAACTTGATGCGTTTATCAAATCAGAGAATGGTTACATAAGGTAGTCATTCGTTCGTGAATACAGCAGTTAAGGGGGTTGATGCCCCCCTTATATAAAATCGCATGACTCCCCTAGTCTACAAAGTGTTACGAAAGACAGATATAAATTCCATGAGTCAAAAAAAATTTTCGCATATATAAAAACGACCACTAGGTTTTCATGAAATGAAAAAAAATTTTGACGAAATTTATTCGACTGTAGAGATTGATCCAGTAACTGATAGATATCATATGACAATTCCCGAAGAAGTTGTAAACGAACTTGACTGGTATGAGGATATTGTGCTAAAATGGAATCTAGATGTCGATGGAATCTATCTCACACTCAAGAAGGATGCTTAAAAGTTACCACATTTATTTGAATGATAAATGCCTATTCAAGAATTTAAATGAAGAAGAGTTTGATATAATATGGAATAAGTTGTATACATCATATTGGAAGGAAGAAATCACATATACAGAAGTTAAAGATTTAGGTGTGGAAGACTCTACAATATATGAATCTTCTTATTGACAAAACGTTCTATATAAGTTAGAATTGAATTGATCGCAATCTATTATGGCAAAAGGATTTACAGTAAAAGCAAAGAAGCCCCCTGCTCAAAAGGCTCCTGAATGGGATTATGCAAGGGCAAAGGAAATAATAAAAGGTAAAAAAATAGTTTTTTGTTTACCAGGTCGAGGAGTATCATACGTATACTTAAAGAATTTTGTACAACTATGTTTTGATATTGTACAGTGTGGTGGGAGTATACAGATATCACAGGATTATTCATCAATGGTTAACTTTGCCCGTTGTAAGTGTCTTGGTGCAAATGTTCTTCGAGGACCAAAACAACTTCCATGGGATGGTAAGTTAGAGTATGATTATCAGTTATGGATTGACTCTGACATTGTTTTCAATTCAGAGAAGTTCTTTCAGTTAGTTTTAGATGCTAACCCAGAAGGTGAAGAGCAAAGAGAAATTGTTGCAGGATGGTATTGCACCGAAGATGGTAGAACCACATCGGTGGCACATTGGTTGGAAGAAGATGATTTTCGTAGCAATGGTGGTGTGATGAATCACGAAACACTCGAAAGTATATCAAAACGTAAGAAGCCGTTTACCGTAGATTATACAGGTTTCGGATGGTTATTAATTAAGAAAGGTGTATTCGAACACGAAGGATTACCTTATCCATGGTTCGCACCAAAGATGCAGGTCTTTGAGTCTGGTGAGGTACAGGATATGTGCGGCGAAGATGTCTCGTTTTGTCTCGATGCAATTGAAGCAGGTTTCAAGATTTGGTGTGACCCACGAATTCGTGTCGGACATGAAAAAACAAGAGTTATATAAGGTAAGAAGAGGTCAGGAGGTTCTTGGTAAGAATCTCACGGAGGAAGAGTACTGCGATCTGATGGAAGATCTTGCACAAGAGTTTTATGATGGTGATCTTCCGAACCCTCTCGATCTTACAACTGAGATTCAGAATAAATATGAAGAGTAGGAGAATAGTTAAAAAATGTCAACATTAAAAGTAAATGCAATTCGAAGTATAACTAGTTCGAGAGATAATATTTCCTTAAATGCTGATGGAACAATCGATAAACCCATTTTATTAACTAATCTGAGCACTACATTAGGTGGTGTGGGTTCATTGACAACCACAGTTGCAAATACTGGTATTCTTCAGGCAACTGCTCAAATTAATAAAGGCACAACTGGTTGGACAACATCAGGAGCGAATGCATACACATTCGTCTGTCCTGTTACTGGAGTATACGGTGTCAATGCACATATATCTTATGCTAACATTAATCCAGCTAGAGAGATATGGGTGATGGCATATACGGCTGGAGGAGGAAATCTACCACTTGATAGTTATGTTGAAGTGATGGATCATACTTCAGAAGATTATGCTAACGTTACTTATTTTAACATGTGGGAGTTTACGGCAGGAACTCGAATTGGAATGGGATGGAATAGTCACAATGGAACTCATAGTAATTATAATTTTCAGTGGGGAATTCATTTAATAGCATAATTATAACAACTTAACAATGTCTACATTAATTACAAACTTACCCTCATATGAGGTATGGGTAAGAAAAGAATACTTAACCGACCATAAGAGTGGTCACGGTGAATTTGTCAAAGGAGTCTGGGTATCTGCAAAGAGTATACCTGGTCGTGCCTTTTATTTTGAAACTTATCTACCTGAGTATGCAGCAATGTTTGATAAGTTGCCGATTTCTGCGTTTCTCTCGTCTCCAGAGATACCCGATCCCGATATGACACTTCATAACCTACAGTTTTGGAACTGTATGGACTATGGAGTTGTTACCGTTCAGAAGCAGTTTATCGGTTCAATGCACTATGAAGTCTATACAAGAGATTATGGCAATCAGACGGGCACGTACATATGTACTCTTGACAACTATCACTCTGATGTTGATGCGATTGATTACTCAACTAGTGAACAACCTGCCGAACATAAGTCTCATAACCTCCTTGAATTGGATAATGGTCAGTTTTGCCTCTATCCAAACAACAGAATGAGGATCTATGACAACAGTATCACTCCTGAGACACCCAAGATTCCTGATTTTAAGGTATCAACCGTGTACTATCAGGTGGAGAATGGTCATGATCGTGATGGATTAGGGTCAGAAGATAATTATTTTTGGAAAACATCAAAAGAGAGATCAGTTGATACTAATATTGGAGCAGGAAATACCGCAATTGAGAATACTGAACCAGAGTTGGGATAAATAAATTATTACAGACATTAAAGGTATTAAAATGGTTATTAAAGTCGATAAAAGTGAAGAATTTGAAAAATCTGGTAAAAAATTAATCAGTGAATATGATGGTGATGCATATTTTAAGGAAGAAGAGGAAGAAAAACCTCTATTTCTAAGTGAAAGTCAAAAAAATAATTAAAAAAACGGTATAAATAAATATAAAACTTGGTTCATGGCAATCAAAAGGGTATCAAGAGCGTTTAAAGACATTAGTTTATCGTTTTCACCTCATCCAGTCACAAAAGATTTACCAATTCTCAAAAATGAGAGTGCAATTCGTCGATCTGTGCGTAATGTTGTTGAAACTATACCGTCTGAAAAGTTTTTTAATCCTGATTTTGGGTCAGATGTGTACCGAAGTCTCTTTGATTTTGTTGATTTTGGTACAGCAAACGAAATTCAGGAGCAAATTAAGACTTCAATTGAAAATTTTGAGCTAAGAGTTGATAATGTAAGGGTTGAAGTTGACCCACAACCTGATTTAAATCAGTTTGAAGTCACTGTAATTTATGATATTGTCGGTCAAGAGTTCCCAACTCAGGAATATTCATTTATATTAGAGGCAACAAGGTAATATGCCTTTCTCAAACTTCACAAATCTCGATTTCGATCAGATAAAAACGTCAATTAAAGACTATTTAAGAGCAAATTCTAACTTTACAGACTTTGATTTTGATGGTTCAAACTTTTCTGTCTTAATTGACACTCTCGCATACAATACATATATTTCTGCATTCAACTCAAATATGGTTGTGAATGAATCTTTTCTCGATTCTGCCACTTTGAGAGAAAATGTAGTATCATTAGCAGGAAATATTGGATATACACCACGATCTAGAACGGCAGCAAACGCACAAATATCCTTTGATGTTAGTATTACTAATAATGTAAGTTCAATTACCCTACAACCTGGTATAGTGTGTACTGGTGATGTTGATAATGAAACATATACCTTTGCAATTACTGAATCAATAAGTGCGAACGTCGTAGATAACGTCGCAAAGTTTGAAAATATCAATATATACCAAGGAACCTATCTTGAAAAGACATTTAAGTATGATGGATCACTTGATCAAAGATTTATATTAGATAATGCTTTTATTGACACATCAAAAATTGTTGTTCATGTCAAACCCTCTGGATCTGATGGAAGTGGCACAGAATATAATTTAATAGATGATATTATTAACATTGATTCAAATTCAAAAATTTTCTTAATTAAAGAAATACAGGATGAAAGATATGAATTAAAATTTGGAGATGGATTTTTTGGTAGAAAATTAGGAAATGATGTTAATCAGGATGGTGATGAAGTAACAGTCAAATATATTATAACAGATGGTGAGGAAGGAAATGGTGCACAATTCTTCACTTTCTCAGGGATATTTAAATCTGGAAATACTAATATAAATTTTACGACTCCATCAATTATAACGAATGTTAAGGCACAAAATGGTGGAAATATTGAATCTATTGATTCAATTAAGTATTTTTCACCTATAACATACTCATCACAGAATCGAGCAGTAACATCAAGAGATTATGAGGCAGTAATCAAGAAAATCTATCCAAATACAGAGTCTGTTTCAGTAATTGGTGGTGAAGAACTTGATCCTCCAGAATTTGGAACAGTTGTAATCAGTATAAAACCCAAAAATGGTGATTTATTATCAGATTTTTCAAAAAATCAAATTTTATCAAAATTAAAGCAATATACAATTTCAGGTATTAATCAAAAAATTGTAGATCTTAAAATATTATACATTGAAATTGACTCAAATGTATATTATAATGACTCTTTTACCTCATCAGCTGATTCTTTAAAGACAAATGTTATAAACTCTCTTACAAAATATTCACAATCAATTAATTTAAATCAATTTGGTGGAAGATTAAAATATAGTAAACTTTTAGGAGTTATTGATGGCACTGATCAATCTATTACATCAAACATAACTAAAATTAAAATACGTCGCAACTTACAAGTAGTACCAAATCAATTTTCTCAATATGAATTATGTTTTGGTAACAAATTTCATGTAGATCCCAATGGATTTAATATAAAATCAACTGGTTTTACAATTTATGGTACATCAGGAACACTTTACTTATCAGATATGCCAAATTCTGATCTTACAACAGGAGTTTTACGTATTATTCAAATATTATCTGATGGAACAATTAAAAATGTTTCTTCAACTGCAGGTACAATAGATTATGAAAAAGGTGAGGTAAATTTATCTACGATTAATTTTATATCTACTGAAAAACCAAATAATATTGTTGAAATACAAGCATTCCCTAGATCAAATGATGTTGTGGGGTTAAAGGATTTGTATGTCTCATTTAACATCTCAAATAGCTCAATAAATATGGTAAGAGATGTTATTTCATCTGGGGATGAAGTTTCTGGAGTACAGTTTACCAGAGATTTCTATTCATCAAGTTATCCAAACGGAAAAATAATTAGGACATGATACAAACAGGGATTATAAGTAAAGTAAAAATACAAGATATATTATCTAATCAACTTCCCAATTTTATTCGGGATGAAAGTCCTCTTACTGTTGATTTTTTAAAACAATATTACATTTCTCAAGAATATCAAGGTGGTCCTACTGATATTTCTGATAATTTAGAACAATATATTAATGTTGATAATTTAACACCAGAAGTTATAGTTGATAGTGCCACTACATCTGGTATTACTACTGTTGGTGCAGAAACAATAGAAGTTAGTAGTACCAAGGGATTTCCAAATCAATATGGTTTGTTAAAGATTGGTAATGAGATAATAACTTATACTGGAATTACAACCAATACTTTTACAGGTTGTGAACGTGGTTTTAGTGGTATTACCAGTTACCATTCGGATACAAATAAAGAAGACTTAGTATTCAGTTCATCATCTGCAGAAGAGCATGAAGTATCATCCACAGTTCAAAACTTAAGTTCATTATTTTTAAAAGAATTTTATAAAAAATTTAAGAAAACATTTTTACCAGGATTAGAAGGCACAGATTTTCAATCCAATCTCGATGTAGGAACATTTATAGGTGAAGCAAGATCATTATACCAAACAAAGGGTACAGATGAGTCATTTAGAATATTGTTCAATGTTTTATATGGTGTAAAACCTACTATTATTAATTTAGAAGAAAGATTAGTAAAACCTTCATTTGCAAATTATGTTCGAAGAAGAATTTGTATTGCAGAACTTTTAGAAGGAAATCCTCGAAAACTTCAAGGACAATCTTTACTTAAAGGATTAACTGGACAATCTTTATTCAGAAGTGATCTTGATATAGATGTAAATGCATCAATATCAGAAATTGAACCTTTTGAAAGAACTGATTCTGGACTTAGTGGAATTACAACTTATTATAAGATCGGTTTATTTATTGGTTATGATAATAATTCAGATGTCCTAAGTGATTTCATTGTAGTTCCAAATACGAAATCGATAGAAAATGTATCTGTTGGGGCAAGTGTTATATCAGTTGATTCGACAGTTGGTTTTGGAACTGCAGGAACTATTGTATCAGGTGTAAACACCATAACATACACTGATAAAACAGTAAATCAATTTTTGAATTGTACAGGTATTACAAGTGCAATACAACCAATACAAAATATTCGATCAAATATCACTTATTTTGGATTTGAGGATGGTGATTTAGATAAAAAAGTAGTTTTAAGACTGACTGGAGTTATTTCTGAATTTGAGCAAGAGGGAAATATTGATGTTGATGAGGGAGAAATAATTTCTGTAAAAAATATTGGTGACAAAGTTCAAAATCCTGAAAGTAATGCAACATATAAACAAACTTTTTCAAATTCTTGGATTTATAATACTAGTTCTTCATATTTCATAACAGGTAAAGTTAGTAATACTTACACTTTAGGTAGTATAATTGATCAATCAAGTTTGAAGATTGGAGATATTGTTGAGATTGTTCAAAAAGATAGTAATAATATTATACCATCATCTAATGATATTCGTGTAGTAGATGTTAATAAAACTGCAAATTCAGTTGATTTAAGTGATGATGTCATTTCAGATTTTGTAACTGAAGAGGATAAAGAAAAATTTAAATTAAGGAAAAAATTAAATAAACCAAACAGTTCTGGTGCCCCAATAGAGTATGGTTCTAATTTAGTATCAGATATTCAAAATGTTTATATTGGAAATGAAGATGCATATGTTGCATCAAATTCATTACCATCATATTCTAGTGTAAGTGGTAAGTATTTTAATCAAATACAACTAAATACGAAAAAGATTTCTGCAAACTTTGCAAATCCTGATGATGTGCAGTTAGATGGATCTATAGATGATGAACAAACTTTTTCAACAATAGTTTTTGGATCTGATGTTCCATTTAAAACTGGAGATAAAATATTTTATAGTTTTACTAATGGAAATTCTCTTGTAGGTTTAGAAACAGGTTCATATTATCTAGAAGTTTTTGATAATGATCGAAAAATTAAATTATATGGATCCCCTTCAGGATTAGATTATGGGAAAAATATTAATGTTTCAAGAGATCAGAATGATGGGATTCATAATTTTATTTTATATTCACAAAGATCAGATGAAATTGGATCTCAAAAACTAATTAAAAAATTCCCTTTAAATCAAAATTTAGGTAATGGGGGAAATGATATAACACCTGTTGGTGAGACAGGAATATTAATTAACGGAGTTGAAGTAACAAATTATAAATCAAATGATAAAATATATTTTGGACCATTAAGTTCTGTTGATGTTTTAAATTCTGGTGAAGATTATGATGTAATAAATCTACCTAGTATTACAATATCAACTGGAATTGGCACAACTGCATTAGTGCAACCTGTTGTATCTGGTAAAATTGAAGATGTTTTTATAGATCCTCAAAATTTTGATGTTGATCGAATAGTATCAATAGGAATAACTGGAGGTAATGGATCTGGTTGTATATTAGAACCAATCATAGGCACAAGATTTAGGGAAGAATTTTTCAAAACAGAACCCATAGCAAATAATGTTAGCAGTGGTATTAATACATCTAATGAAACTATTACATTTTTGGAAGAACATAATTTTATTGATGGAGAACAAATAATTTATGATTCAAATTCACGAGAATCTATAAAAATTGTAGGTGTTGCAACTAATAAGTTAGTTAATAATGCAATCTATTATCCTAAAATTGTTAATTCAAAAACAATTAAATTGTATGAAACATATGAAGATTATTCATCTGGTATATCAACCATAAATTTAGGTTTTAATACTGGATTAGGAGATCATATTTTTAAAGTTGGGTTGAGAAATTCTTTATTAGATTTGAAGGTAATAAATGGTGGTCAAAATTATACCAATAGAAAATTAATTGTTAAACCAACAGGTATATCAACATCAAACAATACAATTAATTTTATAAATCATGGATTTAATGACGGTGATTTGGTAGAATATATTGGAAACATTTCAGGATTAAATCAGAATAATAGTTATTATATTATTGGAAGTAATGATAATTCTTTTAGTTTAAGTAATGCTGGAGTTGGTGGGACAATTCTATCAAATTATCAAAGAGGTGAGATAGTAACTTTAAATTCTGTGGGTTCAGGAACTCACACTTTCAAATTTCCAGAAATTAAAGTATCTGTAGAATTTGATATGGTAGGAGTTGGTACAACAAGTATAATTGCAACACCTAAAGTTAGAGGATCGATAGAACAATTATATCTTTATGAATCTGGTACTGGTTATGGTTCAACAACTGTTAATAATCATAAAAGACCAATAATAACTTTAAAAAATGGTAAAAATGCATCATTAACACCTATTATCAAAAATGGTGAAATTTCAGAAGTTACAATTCAATCAGGTGGAGGAGAATATTTCTCAGTTCCTGATCTTGAGGTTATAGATTCAACTGGCAAAGGTGTTGGAGGACTATTAAGACCAGTAATATCAAATCAAAAAATAACAGAAGTTATAATCATTAATTCTGGAATTGGATATTCAACTTCATCATCAATAAATGTTAAACCCGCAGGTAAAAATTCATTATTTAATTCTAATGTAAGATCACTTACTATAAACAAAGGAAAAAATGAAGATGATACTGATGTTACTGAACATCTAGAAGAATCGGAAAATAAACTAAAATATAGTTTTATTGGTTATTCTACAAGTCCATTTGATGATGGTGGTGCAGAAATTTCTGAAATTATTGGATGGGCGTATGACGGAAATCCCATATATGGACCTTTTGGTTTTGATGATCCAGAGAATCCTCCTAGTAATAATGTTGGTAAAAAAAGATTAGTTTCTGGGTATCAACTTTTAACTTCTAATATTACTGATAGACCAAATTTTGTGGATGGTTTTTTTGTAGAGGACTATACATTTACAAATAGTGGAGATTTGGATGAACATAATGGTAGATATGAAGTTACAAAAGATTTTCCTAATGGAACATATGTATATCATGCAATTTTAGATAGTGACAATAAACCCATATTTCCATATTTTATAGGAAACACATATAGATCTAAAAAGATAGATTTTAATTTTGAAACCAATTCACAAACAAATTTTGATTTTGGTGGTAGCAATTTATTAAGAAATACATTCCCATATAAAGTATCTGACAATTTTGCAAATAATGATTTTATTGTTGAAACTAATGAGATTGAAGATCAAAAGATAGAAATATTGTCAGTTTCATCTGGATCAGTCACAGGATTTGACATTTTAAACAGTGGATCTGATTATAAAGTAGATGAATTGTTAAATTTCGATTCGGATACCAATAATAACAATTTAATTACATCAATATCAAAAGTAGAGGGAAAACCAGTAACAAACTTAACCTCTGTAATTGAAAAAATAGAAAATTCAGTATTATTATGGTCAGAAGGTAAGATAAAAGTAATTACACCAGATAATCATATTTTTAATACTAATGATGAAGTTAATATATCAGGTTTGACAACTGATTTATCATCATTGAATGGAAGTTACAAAATTGGAATAAGCACTTTTGCTTCAAGAACAATTTCATCAACGACTGCTTCACCAGTTGCAGGATTTACAACAGAAATATTTGTATCGAACATACCATCTTCTATTTCTATAGGAAGTAGTATTGGTATAGGAACTGAAACTTTAAAAATATTGAATATCTATGATAATTTAAATATTTTAACTGTTCAAAGGGATGGTTTTGCTTTTGGAACAATTCATCCTCAAGGAACACAAGTAAATTATTTACCTGATTTATTCACATTTAATAAAAATATATCTTTCTTTGATTCTATAATCAACAAAAAAGTATTTTTCAATCCAGATCAAACAGTTGGTTTGGGAACTGATGATGGAACTGAAAATACATTATCATTCTCCTTTGCTGGTGCAAATATAACAAGAAATGTACCAACAAAACAAATATACCTTGAAAATCATCCATTTAAAACAAATCAAAAAGTAATATTTACAATACCATCTGGATCTCCTGTAATTGCAGTATCTACAAATACATCCGCATCTACATTCAATTTAACAAACGGTGATTCACTTTATATTGTGAATAAAACGATCAACACAATAGGTATAAAAACAGGTATTGGAAATAATTTTAATGAAGTTTACTTTAGAAATATTAATAGTGCTGATAGTGATTTATATTCATTTGAAACAGATTTAACTCAAGTAAAATGCACTCTCAGTAGAGTGAAAGCAACTGTGACCACAGCATCTTCACATGATTTAGAAAACAATGATTCTATTGATTTATTAGTTAAACCTAAATTATCTGTTGGTATTGGAACATCAACTCACGTAAGAATATTAAGAGATACTCAAACAGGTAATTTATTAATTAATCCAATTTCATTTAGTAATACTGGAATATCAACATTATCAAATAAAATCAATATATTAAATCATGGATTAAAAACTGGAGAAAAAGTCAAATATACAGCAAATTTACTTCCAGAAGGATTACAAAATCAAAATTATTTTGTATATAAAGTTGATGATGATAATATAAAATTAGCAAAAACATTTAAAGATTCAAAAAAATTAATACCAAATATAGTTGGTTTGGGGTCAACTGGAGGCACATCACAATCTCTATCTTTAATTAATCCACAATTAATTTCTATAAAGAATAATAACTTAAGATTTGATTTGTCTGATTCTTCGGTTTCTGATTATAGTTTGAAATTTTACTATGATCAAAATTATAAAAATGAATTTACATCGTCTGGAATTTCTACTACTTTTAACATAGTTTCTGTTGCGAATACCACTGGTTCAATAACAACAACAACGATTGGATTTGGAACTGCTTTACCAGAAAAAATATATTATAATCTTGAAAAATCTGGATCAATTAGTACAACTGATGTTGAGGTTAAAAACTATTCAGAAATAATATTTGTAGATAGTGGATATAGTGGTTCATATAATATCAGTAAGATAAATGATACATCTTTTAGTTTATTTTTAGGTGAAAACCCTGAAAAATTATCTTATAGTAATATTGAATCGAATACAACATATGACACAAATTCAAAAACAGCAAAAGGTGGTATCAAGGCAATAAAAATAATTTCAAGTGGATCCAGTTATAAAAAAATACCTGATTTTGTTGGTGTTTCGGGAACTTCTGTTGGTAAAGATGCTGTCATCATACCAACATCAAATTCAATTGGAATTGTAGAATCTGTAAGAGTTATTAATGAAGGATTTGAATATTCTTCGGATAAAACTTTAGAACCAGAGAGTTTGATAGCTTCAACTATTGAAGTTTCTAATTCAAATACTTTAGGTATTGTCAGTGTTACTAATGGTGGATCTGATTATATAACTGCACCAGATATTGTAATTGTTAATTCTGATAGTGGTTCAAAAATTGAAAGTGGATTTTTAGAACCAGTAATGCTTGAAAATAGTATTTTATCTGTTAATATTGACGAACTTCCGATAGGATTGCCAGCAAATACAGTAACTCTAAAAACAGTAAATAATACAAACGGAATCACAATACTTGAGGTTAAATCTAACGCAGGATCCTCTTACACATGTAAGATATCAACTCCACAACCACAATTCCCATCAAATCCATTTGCGGTTAATGATAGAGTTTTCATAGAGGGTATAGAAAAAATTTCTGGAGTTGGTTCTGGATTCAATTCTAAAGATTATGGATTTAATTTATTAAAAGTTAGTGGATTCAACCCAAATGTATCAGGATTTGCGGAAGTTACTATTGATGTTTCTGAGTTTGGAACAACCAATACAGGTACTGCAAAAACAATCGTGACAACTTTTGCAAATATCATAAATGAAGCAGATTATCCTAAATTCTTTGTAACACAAAATCAATCTTTGTTTGATATAGATGAATCATTAAGAGTCAATAATAAAAATACAGATTTAAAAGTATTAAAAATTTCTAATAGTAAGTTAAAAATATTTGGTACAGATGATTTAAATGTGGGTGATATAATATCAGGAAAAAATTCAGGTAGTCAATCCACAGTTTCTAAAATTATAGAAAATAAAGGAAGATTAAAAACTAATTTTTCTATTTCAAAGAGGATTGGGTGGAATGATAACATTGGAAAGTTAAACGAAGATTTTCAGGTCATACCTGATAATGATTATTATCAAAACATGTCATACTCTGTTCAAAGTCCTTTGGAATGGAGAAATATCATAACACCTGTTAATAATTTATTACATGCAAGTGGAACTAAAAATTTTGCTGACACTGGAATAACTTCTACATCTACCATATCCATAGGATCTTCAACTGAAGTATCAATTACCTTAGATATGATTGATGAAAGAAGGGTAGATGAATTAAGAAATATTGACACAGTAAGAGACGATGAAGTAACTGATGATAATGTGACTAGAAAGATCGTTTTTGATAATATTCGATTATCTAATTATATTAGTTGTGATACAAATGATGTTCTTGTGATTGATAATATAAATCAAGAATTTTCTAACCTAGAAGGAGATCCTGACGATTTTCTAACTTTATTACAATTTGATCCAAATGAAAATGAATTATTCAATAATATTTTAATTCGTACTGAAAGTAATTCCACTCAAGTTAATAGAATACAATTTTCAGATTTTATAGTATTGAGTAATGGTGATACTAATATTCTTCTTGAGAAAGGTAGATTGATAAATTCGGGTATTGGATTTACAAATTCAAAGGAAAATAATTTTGCTGATTTTAAATTATTTGAAGATAATAATACGTTAATTGAAACATTTAGATTTTCACCATCTTCAGATACAAATTCCGATATTGATTATGATTTGAAATTATTCTCATCTAATTTTACAAGTTCTGTCATTGGTGTTGGAACAACATCAATAGGACCAATTAATTTAACATCTGTCATAAAAACAATTCAAGTAGGTGTTACAACAAATATTATTTCAGTTCCCACAAATGAATTTGAATCAATACATGCATTAGTAAATGTAATCAATACTAATACTAATGAAATGAATTTAGTAGAGACTTTTGTCTCTCATAGTAGTAATGATTCATTTATTGCACAAGCATTCATAGACACTGAAACAAATCAATTATCTACCAACCAAATAGGAATTATCACTGCTACAATATCTAATAATAACTTAAATTTAACTTTTGAAAATAATCTAACAGGTTCTAATAATATTAAATTAAAAGCAAAAGTGATTGGTATCGGCACAACTGGAGTTACCAACGGAACTTATAGATTTAAGGCAAATGGTCAATTAGATGAATCTGAAAGAACAACATTATATTCAGGACTATCATCAACAAATACAGGTATTTCAACAATCATTAGTTTGAATTCACAATTATTTAATTCAATAAAATCAGTCGTTGAAGTTAGTATAGGATCATCAAAGGCTCTACATGAAGTTCTAGCTATACATGATGGAACAGATGCATATGTTCAACGATCTGGTTCATTATCAATTACCAAAAATTATAATTCAGAATATGATCCATCATTAGGGTTGGGAACATTTAGTGCGTCTTATACATCAAATATTTTTGAACTAAAATTTCATCCAGATAATTCAAGTGGTATATCTACTGTTGTTTCATTAAATCATTGTTTTTATAATGCATTGGACAAAATTAACACACCTTTAGATTTGGTATATGGTGGTATAAAAGAAACTAATGAAGTAAAAGAATACAATGCTTTAGAGGGAGTTAGAGTTAGAAAAACAGAGTTTGATTTGAATATTAACTCCACACCAATTTTTACAAAGTCATTTAATCCTTCAAATTCTTCTGTATTGAATTTATCAACTGGTAAATTCACAATATCAAATCATTTCTTTAGAGAGAATGAAGAGTTATCTTATATCCCTAAATCCTCATTTGTTGGTGTTGGTTCGACTGCTATACAATATAAAAATGGATCTGCTGTTGATATTCTTCCCTCAACTGTATTTGCAAAAACTGTTGATAAAAACTCATTCTTCATATCAACTACAAGATCGGGTGCAGCAGTCACATTCATGAGTGTGGGTGAGGGAAATGTTCATGAATTTACAATGGGGAAAACAAATGAGAAAGCACTTATTTCAATTGATGATGTTGTACAATCTCCCTTAATTGACACTAATGTAACTTATTCAGTAGATAATAATGTTGGATTGACCACAAGTATCATTAATTTGAGTGGGATATCTTCAATCTCAGTGAGTGATATCTTAAAAATAAATAATGAATTCTTAAAAGTCATAAATGTGGGGGTTGCAACAACTAGTGGAAGTCCTGTCGGAACAGGAGGAACATTTAATGTAGTTGAAGTTGAGAGAGGATTTGTAGGAACTGCTAATTCTACTCATAGTGGTGGTGCCACAGTTAAAAGATTTGTTGGAACTTACAATATAGTTGGTAGCAAATTATTTTTGAGTGATCCACCTAGAGGTAATCCCAACAGAGTAAAGGATGATAGTAATTTAGATTTTCCAAGATCATCCTTTAATGGAAGAGTTTATTTGAGAAATGATTATACTAGTAATATAATATATGATGATATTTCGGATAGCTTTACAGGAATAAAATCATCATTTACTTTAAAAGTTGGAGGAGCTAATACAATTGGAATTGGAGTAAGTGGAGGAAATGGTGTTTTATTCATAAATGGTATTTTCCAATCACCATCGACAGAATTCAACCCAAGCAAGAACTTCAAAATTATTGAAAGTGGTAGTGGTGCCACAGGAGTTACAAGTGTTGTATTTTCTGGAATAACATCATCTGATGGATCTCCATTCATTTCAAATAATAACATTAACTTTAACGATCTACCAAGAGGTGGTATCCCTATATCATTTGGATCAACTGTTACAGGATTAGGTTATGCTCCTCTGGTAGGTGCAAAAGTGAAGGCATCTATAAATGCATCAGGACAGATAACAAACGTTGTTGGAGTCGCATATAGTGGATCTGCATTAGGAATTCAAACTGCTACTTATAATGAAGTGACAGGTATAATGACAGTCAAAACTGTTAACGAACATAAATTTAAAAATTCAAATGAGGTGGTATTACTTGGAGGTTTAGAATTTGCTTGTGCTGCTCCTCACGCTGGAGTTACAACAACTATCTTCCCTGATGGTTCAATAGGAGATAAATTCCCTGTCGTATCAATAGCAGCAACAAATATATTTGGTGTTAACATTGGTGTTAGCACAATTCCTCATGCTTATGTTGGATCAGGTAATGCTTATCCATATTTTAGTAATTTAACATTTGGATCTGGATATAATGGAATAGTGTCCATCGGAGTAACTGTTGAAGATTTTGGATATGAGCATCGTTTTGTGTCTGCTGATGTGAATGGTATTGATAAAAATACTGGTGGTGATATTACTGCAACTAATGCCGAATATAACCCCACAACAGGTGTTTTAGTTATTACCTCTCCAAATCATGGTATGAGTGATAATGATCTGGTTGGAATTAAAACTGGTTCAATTAGATTCACATGTGCAAGGGATAATTTCAAAACAGTTCATCCATATCCAAGATCAACTGATCCAGTTGCTGGTATCAATACAGTGGTCGATGTATTAACTCCTGATGTATTCAGTGTGGATGTTGGTGTCAATGTTGGAAGTGGTGCACAAATAACTGCAACTGCAGGTGTTGGTGGAACAGCAATATTTACAATTGCATCAGCAGGATCAAATTATAAAGATCCTGAAGTATTTGTATCTGAACCATCATACTCCAATTTGTCAGTAACTGGTATTTCAAGATTTGGTATTGGTACTACAACTGACACTGGAAATAATTTGAGGGTGAATGCAATAGTAAGTGCAAGTGCAACTACTGGAATAGGTTCAACAATGTTTGAAATTTCAAGATATGAAATTGTAAATTCTGGGTATGGATTCAGAAAAGGTGATGTTGTTGAAGCAGTAGGTTTAGTGACTGCAAAGGGTATGGGATCTCTTCAAACTAAATCAACTCTAAGTATCGATCAAGTTTATAAGGATAGATTTGCAATGTGGCAGTTTGGTGAATTTGATTACATTGATTCTATTAAATCACTTCAAAATGGAACAAGAACTAAGTTTCCACTTAACTTTAATAATGAATTGATTAGTGTAGAGGCAGGTAATACACTATCTGAAAGTGTTGAAATAGAAAATATATTCCTAGTCACTATAAATGGCATCATTCAAGAACCACTTAAAGCATATACCATAAATGGTGGAACTTCTATAAACTTTAGTGTAGCACCATCTGGTGAATCTGGAGTGGGTAAAAATGATGCTGATGATGTTAGTATTCTCTTTTATAGGGGAACAGGTGGGGTAGACTCGTTAATTCGTGATGGGGATGACTCAAACATAAAAACAGGTGATGAGGTAAGAATCGAATCTGGTAATCAAATATTGCAACAAGATGAACGAACTATAACAGGTATTACTACATCAACTGTTTTAGATACAAATGTATATCGAAATCAAGGTATTAGTGAAACAATTTCAAGACCTTTAACACTTATTAAACAAAAAAATGATGTTACTATTAATAAAGTTGTAATTTCTAAGAAAAGGTCTGAATTAGAACCTATAATAATACCGATTGCAAAAATAATTGATGATGTTTCTACTACAGATACAGTGTTATTTACAGATAATGCAGATTTATTCAATTATGAAGATGAAGGAACAGTGTTGATAAATGCATTAATTACTAATTTAAACAAAACTGACTCTGTAAATGCATCTGCAACTGCAACTGTTTCTTCAGGAACAGTAAGTGGAATTACAATAACTAACGTTGGTTCTGGGTATGCATCAGCCCCAACAGTTTCTATTTCTGCTCCACCAAGTATTGGTGTTGGTGTAGGAACAACAGCAACTGCTACTGCAGTCTTGGGAGGTGATTTTTTATATGATATACAAATTACAAATCCAGGTTTAGGATATACCATCGCACCTCAAGTTTTAATAGAGAGTCCTATAGAATCAAGCACCTTTGAAAATTTAACAACTTCAGGGTTAACTATTTTGGAAAGCACTGGTTTGATTACAGGAATCGGAACAACAACCTTATCAAATAAATTAGGATTGAAGTTTACCCTTAATAGAGATGGTGCAAACTTTAATCCAATAAATGTTGGGGATCCGATTTATATCTTTGATACTTCTATTGGTTCGGGACTTATATCTATAAGTAATAGTGGCACCGATACAGATACTGTGGGTATTGGAACAACATTCATAGATAATGTATACACCGTTGCATCATTCACAAGTGATGGTAGTGTTGGAGTTGTTACTTGTTTAATAAAATCTAACACATCCACTACTGGATTAAGTGCTGTTGGATTTGCGACGGAACCAGTTGGAAAGTATTCCATAGCAAAAATAAGTGGGTTTACAAGATCATCATCACCTGTATCAATAGGAGTTACAGGATTAACTATTGATGCTGGATTATCAACATTCCCAACACTTAAGAGGACTGGTGGTAACGATACATTCAATAAATCTGGTGGATTATTGACACCTAATTAATTAATGTTAAATATTATGTATAAATATCTAAAAAACTATTAATATGCCAGCGGTAGTAACAGATCAATTTAGAATAGCAAACGCAGGTAATTTTGTAGATTCTGTTTTAGACTCTAATAATTCTTACTATGTATTTTTAGGATTGCCTAATCCAGCAGTAGCTGGTTTTGGTAGAACAACATCTTGGCCATCTAATCCAGTCGATAATCAACAATATCTAACACACTACAGAGATACTTCACTATTCGGAAAAAAAATAAATTCTTCAAATATAAGAAGAGTAGTAAAAAAACATAGTTGGGCAGCTAACACAAAGTACGATATATATCGTCATGATTATAGTGAAGAGGCAAATAAAGCACCAAACTCACAAACTGGAAGTTTATATAAAACGAATTATTATGTAATAACATCTGAGTTTAAAGTTTACATTTGTTTAAGTAATGGTGGTACTGGTGATACTCCTAAAGGTGTTGATTCACTAGATGAACCAACATTTACAGATTTAGAACCATCCACAGCTGGTACACAAGATCCTTATGTGTGGAAATATTTGTTTACAGTTTCCCCAAGTGATGTCGTTAAATTTGATTCAACTGAATATATTGTTTTACCAAATGATTGGTCAACAACTACTGATTCACAAATACAGTCAATCAGAGAAGCAGGAGATTCTGATATCAATAAAAATCAAATAAGAAAAGTATATATTGAAACTGGTGGAACTGGTTATACGGATCAAAGCACAGTTTGTAATATACTTGGTGATGGTAGTGGTGCAAAGGCATTAGTAACTGTTACTGGTGGTGTGATTACTGATGTAATTGTTACTGCTGGTGGTTCTGGATATACATTTGGAATGGTAGATTTAATAGATCTTGGCACACCATCAACTCGTGCAAAATTAATACCGATAATTCCACCATCTAAAGGTCACGGATTCGATATCTATACTGAGTTAGGTGCTGATAAAGTTTTAGTTTATTCACGTTTTGATGATTCGACAAAAGATTTTCCTACAGATACTCATTTTGGTCAAGTAGGAATCATTAAAAATCCAAAAAACTTTACAAATTCTGGTATATTAACTACTTCACAGTTTTCATCTTCATTTTCTATTAAATTAAATGATGCAATAGATGCAAGCACAGATTTTAATGCTTTAATTGGTATTGGTATTACACAATCTGTTACTGGTGGTATTGCAAAGGGAATTGTATCATCATATGACAAAGATACTAAAGTTTTGAAATATATTCAAGATAGAAGTTCTTATTTGAATCCAACTTCTTTTGATAATACTGATTTTACAAATATAACTACAAGATCAAAAGTATTATCTTTTGAGAACACAGACGGATCTGGTGATAAAATTTTTGGTCAAGGTGGAGCAGTTTCATTTGACTCTACTATTGAAAACTTTTCTGGAATTACAACTATAATTGGTAGTAAACAGACTAATTTAGGTGTTCAGTTTACAAATGGTTTAGCTAATCCAGAAATAAATAAAAAGACTGGTGATGTAATTTACATCGATAATCGAACAAAAGTTGAAAGAAACATCAGACAAAAAGAAGACGTTAAAATTATTCTGGAATTCTAAAGAAAATGTCACAAAAAATTAATTTAAATACAAGTCCATATTATGATGATTTTGATAATCAGAAAAATTTTCATAGGATTCTTTACAAACCTGGTTTTCCAGTACAGGCAAGAGAATTAACACAGGAACAATCAATATTACAGAATCAAATTGAAAAATTTGGTGATCATATATTTAAAGAAGGTTCAGTTGTAATACCTGGTGGAATTGCATATGATACACAATATAATGCAGTAAAGTTAAATAGCACTAATTTCAATATTGATATATCAGTATACATTGATAATTTTATCGGAAAGAGAATAGTTGGATCAGAATCAGGAATTGAAGCAGTTATAAAATTTGTTTCTCTTCCAGATGGTGGTGATGTAGAAAATATAACTTTATATGTAACTTACTTAAGTGCTGATAACAATTTACAATATACTGCCTTTGTGGATGGGGAGACATTAAGTGCAACCGAATCTGTGGTATATGGTAATACTACAATTAATGCTAATACTCCATTTGCATCACTAGTTTCTGAAGATGCAACTGCCATTGGATCTGCTGCATTTATTTCTGAGGGAGTATATTATGTAAGGGGATTTTTTGTTAATGTTTCCGATCAAACAATTATATTAGATCATTATTCAAATAATCCAAAATATAGAGTTGGATTGCAGATTAATGAATTAATTGTAGATGCAAAAGAAGATAATTCCTTATTTGATAATGCAAAAGGATTTACTAATTTTGCAGCACCAGGTGCTGATAGACTTAGCATAGAATTAATATTAACTAAAAAATTATTAACTGATAAAAATGATACTAATTTTATTGAGTTATTAAGACTTGATGATGGCATACTAAAGATAATACAACCAAAGAGTGAGTACAACAAAATTCGTGATTGGATTGCAGAAAGAACTTACGAAGAGTCTGGTGATT